ATAGAGGGCCGAGACAGGTTCTGCACGAGCGAACTTACCACGAGATGCGTGTACGAGTTTAATGGGGATAGTCTCATCTACACTCTTGAATGTGTAGCGAACCATCTCACCACCTTGGTTACGTTCTGCCACAATACGATCAGCGCCGTACTCATTGTACAGTTCGATTGCTTTAGCAGCCCAACCTTCGGGGGAATATCTGTCTGTGGCATCTTGTAGGATATAGCAGACACCGTTGATGTCTTGCCCTGCCACAACAATACCAGTCATGTCACTTTCACTGTTAGCGGAAACAGCCGGATCGACTGATACCACAACACGAGCAAGTGTTTCTGCAAACTCTACGGGGTTATCAACTTCAACTTCACAAGTTGCTAGGAGTTGACGGTTCCACAAGGCACCAGAGGCTTCATCTAGGACTTCTGCATAGAGTTCCTGACGACCAAGGCGTGTGCCTTCATATTGAGATTTAACTGCTTCAATATAGCTTGTAGCAAGGTTAGCAGAGTTATCGAATGTAGAACCGTAAGTCACAACGGTCTTAGGGTTCTTGAGAATGTCTCTAACGAGTTTTGTAGGCTTTGGGGTTGTGGTTACACAAATTTGTGGATGCTTACCTAGACGGAGACAGAATTGGAGCATATCCCAAGTATCTCTGTCTTTATTCCAAGCAGCAAGTTCGTCACACCAAGCAGCCTCAAACTGAGGGCCACGAAGACGTTCAGGCTCTTCTGCGCTAAAGAACTGGACGTAGGCACCATTCTCCCACGTCAGAAGACGTTTGGTTGGCGACCACAAAGGCTTACCTAGAGGAACACCTTTCACAGTCTTGTCATTCTTCCAGCAACGAGCAAGGAAACCTGACTCACCGTTAATCATAACCCGTTCAATGTCGGAGTTGGTAGCAGCAATGGCAGCAATACGTTTATGCCCTTGCATCACCTTACCACGGACCCACTCAACACCAGCACGGGTCTTACCGAAACCACGACCAGCATTGATGAACCAAGTGTTCCAGTCACCCTGTGGGGCAATCTGTTGTGGTCTAGCCCAGAAGGGCCAAGTGTAGAGGAGTTCTTCTGCTTTGGCTTGGGGAAGCTGCGACAACAAAGAAGTTAGGTCTTCACCCATAGCCCTTAGATCATCAGCATGGATTGGAAGACCGTTCTTACTCACTTCAAACCTCGTTGTCGCTCATGGAGATAGTGTCCAAACGACTAACCTCAGTAAGATACTGATCCACACCATCGTAGTAAACGATCTCTACTTTCCTAAAAAAGTAGCCATGCTCTTTAGCCACAGCAATCAGTTTGTCTACAACAACATGAGGTGGTACGTCGGGGAGTACTCTCATTCTTCGGATACTACTTTTCTTTTACCAAGGAGTGCAAGAAGATCATCAATAGCCCCAGTGTCTTCTTTGACTTCTTCGGGGTCAACTTCTTCAACCTTGATTGTCGGGTTCCAACCAGCCTTACTACGCAGGAAGAGTTCAGCAGCTTTAAGGTCGCCCTCAAGGGCTTTGTTGACCACAACATTACCCACTGCTTCTTGAATATCAGCCCTAGCTTCTGCAATGTCATTACGGTACGTCTTGTACATACCGTTCATGGAAGAGGGTGCATGGTCATACTTCTGGATGTTGTCCAAGATGACCTTCATTGCTACACCAGCCCGAATGGCCTTACGAATGTAGGTAGCAATGTGGAGATTGTGTTTCAGCTTCTCAGCCATAGTCGTCACCTTTCAGGCTGACAGAATAGAGTAGCAAACCACATCGGCACCCATTTCGTACTTAAATGATTCGGTGAGAGAATGTGATGGTTGTGGCTTGCTTGTTGATATATAGTTGTACAGTTGGCTTTTGTCAAGGGGTAAAGTGATAAAAATATCACTTTTTTGTATTTTTCCCTCAGTTTCTAAATATTTCAGGCATTGTTGCATCCCATTCGTGCAGAATCTTCCCAGATTGCAACCAACGATCCCTCACTTCTATAGCCTCTTGTTTGCTATAGGTACGGTAGATAGCCTGTTCAGGCCCTCTCCTAACGACAAACAATCTGTTCATCGAACCTACATAGATATGCTCTTCCTCAGTCTCATAGTACCGATTGACAGGATCATTGGCATCCTTCATATACACTTGGTTGTAGGGAACAACAACAAGGTTATCAGCTTTGAGATTGTAGATGTCCTTGTCCTTGTAGATCACTCTGTCCTTGTCATCAACATAGTCGTTCTTGACAAACATCACAGCTACTCTAGCTAACCAGAACTTAGTGATCTCTTTAGTCCCATCAACCCTATGGGAGAAGTCCCTACCAATGAGGGACTTGCCACTCCTCTTGGAAGTAAACTCACCAGTCTCAGGGTTGTAGTCTAGCAGTTCCTTGATCTGGTCAATAGTATAGCCCTTGTAGTCCATATCTTCAGTTCCTCTTGTTTGGTTGTTACCCCCTACATAGGAACTCAGTTAAGATATGTCAATATAGGATACTATGATAAGTAAGGTTATCTCTATCTACCTCCGATATTACCTTATCTAGTGATCCTTACACTCCTTCTATGGGAGTTTCTGTAGCATCTATCTTGTAGGTATATATTCAGGGGCGGGGAGGAACTGTTAAGTATATGGGTGTACAGTTGGCTCTTGTCAAGGGGCAGACCCCAACTTTTTTTGTTTTTTCTGTAGAAATCTTACAACTACTTGTTTTTTCTCTGTATTTTTTACACGATTAAATTTTTTGTCTTGGAAATATACCGTGTTACCCCACCCGAATCACCCGGCGCGAATAATACTGGGGGTCCCATGCCGTTGTCAATAGGAAAAATTTACGCTTGACAGGGGTTTTGGGGTGATTCGTGCAAATAATTTGCTTGACAGATCAAATACTTGCGGGAGAGGAACGAATCGGCAACCATTTAGCGTATATTCGTCACGTCACTAAATATACCGATAAGCCGCTTGGGCATACGTTACGTTATATTATAACATTATGACCAAAAAGGAAAAACCCGGCACAATACCGGGCTTCCCTTGGCGGTCCATCACATAGGGGAATCAGCTTGCGGCAATCGCATGTTTCTTGCCGTTGCCATGCGCGACAATCGCAATGGACTTAGCTTTAGACAATGCGCCGTTGCATAGCTTGCACGCTTCACAAGTGGACCGCTGGCCAGCTTCCTTACTGGCAGGGCATAGGGCTTCCTTCCCTTTGATTAGGTCCGTGACAGCCGACACGACACGGAAAGTCCTTTCCCCTCTATCCCATGCGGCTTGCGCTTGGCCTATGTTATCTGCGCTTGTCATTAGCATATCTGGCAACGGGTTCCGGCTTGCGTGCGTGTAAGCGGTCCATCCCTTGGCGTGACGTGTAAACGCTTGCCAGATAGCCATAGGGGCGGCGCTTGGATCGCCATAGGAACCGACACGGACCATTCGGCCAGCGGCAAGCGTTGCAAGCTGATAAGGCGTTGCATGGGGGTATTTGCCAGCCTGATAGGTTTTCCATATGCCAAGCGGTCCATGTAGCAGATTGACATAGCATGACCGCTTAACGGCCCAACCCGTCGCCCTATCACTTGGCTTTCCCATATGCGGACAATCGCCACAAATAGACTTATCTTCCCCCGTCCGGCTTGCCTCAATCGGGTTTACATCTTGGCGCAAAATCCAAGTTTGGACCATATCGCCAGTTTTGACGTTACCGCTTTCCATTGTGGCAATTACGACAATGGGTTTTCCGTCGTATAGGGAAGCGCCTTCCCACAAAATAAATCCGGCCATGTTTCTTCCCCTTATATGGCGTTGACGTTGATAACTAGGACAGGCTTTCCAGCTTGTGCCATATCGTTTCGCAGGCTTTCCGCTTTGGCCAGAGTAAACGGACCATAGGGCATAACGCGAATTCCGGCTTCTGTTTCCACGGCAAGGGCATAAGTTTTGATTGTCATGTTCTGAGCCTTTCAGAGTGTTTCAAGGGCAAGGGATAGGATCGACTCTTGCAAGTCACGCGGCAGAGTATGGAAAGCGGTTTTAACCCCCAAAATGTGAAGGGATAAAACTTGGATATCGGGGGGTATATCGTCAAAGCGGCCATATGAGGCGGCAAAATCAATGCCGATACTGTCGGACTCATAGGTCGCATAAACTGTCTTTGCCATATCTGGACTCCTATTCTGCGAAGATTGCGACAAGGGCAAAGCCGGAAAAGATTGCGACAAGAAACATTGCGGTAAACATGTTAAAACCCCCCCTCAATCTCGCGGCATAGGGCCAAGCCTTCCTCGTTATTGTCGCCCAAGTTATGATAGGCAAAATCGCCCAAGTCATAAAAACCCGTGTTGATTAGGGTTCCGCTAGGCGTTGACATATAGATAGGGGCAGAGTCACCGCGAGTCGGGTGTTCATAAAGGCAATATCCGCCAAACGTGGCAAGTAAGGTGGGGTTGTGTTCAAAGAATTTAGCGGGTTGTCCCACAGTTTTGACGGGTTCGGGTTCAATCGGCTCAAACACGGAGTCGTCAATCCAGCGGGCTTTAACCCCTTTGGGAAGCGGACCGGAAAAGTAATTCCCGCCATATTTCCCGTTATGGTATTTTGCGGAGTCTTCAGCAATGCGTTGATCAACAAAAGCACAAGACTCGTAAATGCCGTCAATCAAGTCGCACAAAGCGGGCTTTCCGTCATTGTCGATATAAAAGAGTCCAAAAAGGGTTACGGGTTCGGGTTCGGCAACGGGTTCCGGGCTTGCCTCATACTCTTTTTTCCATGCTGCCATATAGTAACCATAGTTATCATAAGCCCGCATAACGGCGGATTGCGTCAAGGGTTGTTCGGCTGGCAATTCAAAAGTGCCGACAATGAGGCGCGCCTCATCTTTAAAAATCACAGTTTCGCCAAAGCGGACGGCGACAATAGGTTGTCCATTAGCGGCGTATTTCCGTCCGGTATTGAATTCAATCTTTTCCATTTCCGTATTTCCTTTCGGGTTGTGTTTCCTTGCCCAAAGCTAGGCAATTTCCCGAAATCCTTGTCAAGCCCCTATTCGTGAACAAAAGCCCCTAATTGTAACAATTGAAACAATTCGTGATCAAAAAACGGGAACGAATCGTGAATCTTGGCCCGAAAAGGTTGTCAAGCAATTTCTAATTTCGGTCAATTTCGCCTAATTTGAACCAAGGAAAGCGCGAAACAAAAGGAGAACAAAAAGACGATTCGTCACAGTTTTGACTAAACGATCAATCTTTACTAAACAGTCAAAATTTGACTGAACGGTAAACTTTTGACCAATTGGTCAATTTAGAACAATTCTAAATCTATCAATCGAGTCGTGAATATTTCCCGACAATTTTGCAATGTTAATT